AGATAAGCATCCGTCAGTATATGGAAATGAAGGGTATGCCTATACTGGAATATGATGTGATAGGTGACAAGCTGCTTTCTCTCGTAGGACTTGTGCGCCAGCAGCGCAGTACAGCCTCTTGCAGTGCCGTAGACCCCAACGAGGAGGACTATATCAATTTCTTCAATGAATACCTTCGGCAGAACGACAACTTGAACGACCGACAGGAGCTAGATGCCAGAATGTTTTATGCCTTCTGTGTCTTCGCCTTCGTGGGCATGAAAACCTACTATGGCAGGAAGGATGGCAAGAATGGCATCTTTGACTACATGGTGGACATCTTTAAGATAGCGTTGCCACCTTTCTTCAAGTATGACCTGAGCGACATAGAATTTATCGCTGAGGCTCACGATTTGACTTGGCGAGAGATAATCGCCACCTTCACCGATGGAAGCAAGGCTGAGGTGGACAAACTGAGCGAGATATATCTACAGACACAGCATCATTTTGCTCCAGAACAGACTTATCACCCGAATGGTGAAGCGCAGTATGCAGGGATAGACGATTTCACCCATTCTTCGGTAATCGGCAAGTACAGGGTATTGGAGATATGGACGAAGGAGACTAGACCAGCCATCTGGGTGCATGACTGGGATGCAGGAACTAGCGGATATGCCTCTCCCGACCAACGAGCTTTCTACGAGGAGAAGAAGCGGAAGCTAGAGGAAGCCAACATCATGAAGGACGAGAACGGCCTGCCTGTGCTCGATGAGAACGGTGAGCCTATCTATTATGTGGACCCATCAGAGCTTAAGACCATCGAAATGAAGGATGAGGTTGAGACCTATTGGTATAGAAGATACCTAACTCCGAATGGCTATCTGCTGGATGCTAGGGAATCGCCTTATTATGTATTGAGAGACGGTTTCAGAACTTCCATTATGCCATATACCTTCGTGGCATATCCTTGCCTGAATGGCGAGGTAAGAAGTTTCTCAATGCGTGCCGAGAACAACCAGCGTACCTTGAACCACTATATGATGATGATAAACTTCATCGTAGCGAATGGTGCCAAGGGTACGATGCTTGTTGACGAGAACGCATTGAGCGAAAAACAGAGTATTGATGAAATGCAAGTGAACTATACCAAAACAGATGGTATGATCTTGTGGAACTCAGCCAACGGAGGCAAGCCACCGCAGACTTTGGTCAACAAGAGTATTCCAGCAGGAGTTGACTTCATGGTTAACTTCGCCAAGACCATGGCAAGTGAGGGTACAGGCGTGCAGGGTGCTCTGCAAGGCGTTCATCGCAACACTAGCGGTAAACAATACCAGCTGGAAAGGGAAAGTTCTTCTACCACAATACAAGATTTTGTGGAGAGTTTCAATAACTTCAAGGTGAGAATCGCCAAGAAGAAGCTGTATCTCATACAGGAGTTTTGCACCTCAGCGGACAGCGTGAAACTGACAGGGGGACGATTTCGAGACACATTTCAATCCAGAGACCATGAGGGATATGGATTTAGATGTTTCCATCGACTTGGACGCTTACAGTCCACTTATCAGAAATGCCAATAACGATATGGCTTGGCAGATGATGGTTAGCGGTAAGATGGACCCATATACGATGCTTACCGTAGGACAATTCCCTGGTACTAGCAGAATGAAGAAGTACTTCAAGGAACAGCTAGAGAAGCTACAGGCGATGCAAGCGCAGCAGCAAGCGAATGGCGAAATGCCTACAGCAGGAGCCGGACAACAGCAGGCAGGTACGCCAGCAACACACTTGAAAGATGCAAGCGATGGTGTAAATGACTTGGCTGCTTTGCCATCATCGGGTACATAAAAGGAAAGTTCTTAGAATCATAATAAACTCTTAAGTTTTTAGTTAGTAGATTGTTTTTAGGTTTTAGTTTAAAGGTAAAAAGATAAGGAAGAGGAGACCGTGATGGCTTTCTCTTCCTTTTGTTTTGTGAGGGCTTAGGAGATACCATGTTTCTTTTTGTAGGAACGTAGCTTTTCCATAGGGACGGAAACACGATACATGTAATACTCTTGCCACTGCTTCAACTTCTTGGCTCTAACCTTGTTGTCGGCATCGCAGCCGATGGCACCCCACTTGGAAGGTGTGTAGTAGAAGGATGCAGCCTTGATGTCTTCAACGTTCTTGAAGTAGCGTGTTGCCTTCCACTTGCCAAGCTGGACTAGGCGACGGTAGGCGAGCATACCATTGCGATTGGGGTCGTAGGTCATAATCGCCCAATCCTTGTGAGACTGGTCGTAGAGCATGTAGAAGCGAGGCGCACCACCTTCCTTGTACTTAGCAAGGGTGGCTTTCACTCCCTTCTGCCACATACGAGTGGAGCGGAAGAGTTCGATACGAGTAACAATAGGCGGGTAGATGGTTATGAGCATCTTACGCAGCAGGTTTGAATAACTTTGTTTCATTTTTCTTTTTACTTTTAATTATTAACTTATATGGACAGGCGATAGAATCGCCTGGAACGGTGGCTCAGGGAGAGGGCTAGCTGCCACCACCTATGCCTGACAGCTCGGCTACTACAGGTGGGCGGTTGCGGAGGCGTTCACGCTCTATCTCTGCCTTTGAACGGAATGGAACGATTTCCGGTGCTGGCATATCCTTCTCTACGTAGAGGGCGATAGCTCTAGCCATCACACGGTCATCGTGCTTGCCAGCAATGGCACCATAGCAGTCGTTCTGCTTGTAATAGAGGAAGTAGGTGCATTCATCAATGGCTGCAAGTTCTCGCTCCATATAGCCACCGTCTCGGATGATGCGTGCCATGGTCTTCACTACTGCCACCTTGGTAGCCTTGTTAGTATTGAATCCCCATTTCATCTCTATGTTCTTCACCTTCTTCAACTTGGACTGTGACGCACTATACAGATTACTGTAGAGAGGGATGAGGATAGGGAAGAACAGCTCAGACTGGTTGCCCTCGGTATTGTTCATACGAGAGTAAGCGGTATTGTTCTCGATAACCAGGAAGGCATCATTAAAGAAATGAGCAATCTGGGCGCAACGCATGGCGAGTTGGTCGGCATCGCAGTGACCATGCCATTCGGCTACAATCTCGGGAACACCACCATAGATTTCATCGTAGCGGTCGAGCACCACGATGTCGGAGAAGTCGGAGGTTTTATGTGAACCACCAATATCGCAGGCTACAACGTAACGGTGCTTGACAATCTCGGAGTTATCGGGTCCAGCCCAAACTTTGAGAGGTCCACCAGCACGCTCTACGAAACGGATGTTGTTCATGCAAGCAGGGTCGGCAGCATCGTAGGAATCGCCCTCGATGTCGCCCACCATGATAGGCTCGATGCCCTTGCAATCCTCTTCCATCTCCTTCAACTTGTAAGGGTCGAAGACGGTTGTGCCGGAGAAGAGGAAGGCTTCCACGTCATCGGAAGGGTACTCTTGGCGCATACCATCCAAGTCGCTGTACTTCTTGCACTCATTCACATACCAATGGATGCCTTCGAGGGTTGCACCCTTGATTTCCCAAAGCCACCAGAAGTAAGAGCCATGATATTGCTCATCCTCACGATTCTTGTAGAGCCAAAGAACGAAATCAATCTTTTCTTGCTCAGACTTGAAAGGAAGGATATACTTCTCGATGTCGAACCATGGAACGAAGTAAGGGGTATAGATGGAAAGACGATTGCCGTCCTTGTCGAAAGAGTTGGCACGCACCCATTCGTCATGAAACTCATTCTCACGACCGTTAGGGGTTGACTCTCGCACGATGAAGGTGTAAGGTCTCGTAACATTGATAGGCGAGATTGCGGCATTGACAACCTTCTGTGGAGTCCACTCTGTAGTGTTAGGGAAAAAGGCTTCCTCGGTGATGTGAGCCATAGCTGCATCGGCAGAACGGCAGGACTCAGGGTTACGAGCCGAACCAGTCTGTATCTTGCAGGAACGAGGGATAAGGTACTTGATATTGTTCTGAGTGCTTGATGTGCGGAGTTTGCGAGAATCTTCCTTGAAAGTCTCTCCAATCTCATAGTAGAGCCATGTAGGGATGGCATTCGCCAATTTCTCGTACATATCGAACACCTGGGTAGCAGATGAAGACTGGTGACCGATGATGTTGCTATTCCAGTTGGTCTTCCAGAACATCTGAATCCAGAACATGTAAACCTCGGTATCAGTAGAACCTCCCCATTGGCGACACTTCAAGAGGATAATCAAGATACTGTGCAGCTCACCATGAAGGCGTTGCCGTTCGAAATCCTTGGTGAGACCTATCTGTGCATGGTTGAGAAGGAAAGGTATATCATCGCCACCATCCTTATTCTTGATTCGGGCATAGGCATAGGCGAAGAAATAAAAATCGTGCTTGCAGCGCAGACGTATGAGATAGCGGAATACTGCATCGCGTGCCTTTTCTTGATCCAGGTCTGCCATGTACTTCTCGCAGAAGGCAGAGATAGAACCGCACTTGATGATGGCGCAGAACTTCTTTTCCTTCAACATCTCTACAGGTAGCCAAAGTTTCTTGCCCTTCAAGAAATCCTCAATGACACACTCGAAGCGAAGACCAGGGGCATTCTCTCCAGTAATGGGACGATAAGTAGCGAGGAGGCTTGTGAGCCTTCTCTTATCTTCCTCTAGAATCTCTTTGAGCTTCTTATCGGACAGTTGCTGCTGAGGTCGTACCTTTAATGTGGATTTTGCTACTGGCATCCGTTATATATAATAATGTTAAGTGTTGAATGTTAAATGTTGAGTTTTTGAGATTTGCGAATGAATCCTTCTGCCTTGGCATAGATGAATCCGATGGCAAAGAGGATGAGGTGATAGATGCCAGCTATGTGAGGGAGGAGGCATCCAATCACTAGGAGGATGAGCATCTGCCAGAAGGCTAAGCGTTTTCGCCTGTAGAGCCACGGAGCGGTGAAACCCATGAAGAAAGATATAATGACCGATGCGCCCAAGACCGGGAGGGACGGATAATAAAGGAAGGAGAGACCAACGGAGGCAAGCCACGAAGCCAGCACACGATGGATGCGAAGCTGACGATGCACCATAAGGAGGCACCAGGCATTAACAGCCCAATGGATGAAGTTTGCATGACCGAACATGTAAACGAAATGGGAGTATTGAGGCGAGGATGGCGACACGGCAAGATTGGCGTGCAGCGGAATGATGAAAGCCATCAGGAGGACGATGAGGAGTGTTATATATAATGTACGCATAATGAATGAGAGTTTTATCGAGTGATGAATGATGTTTTCTTATTGCGGAAATAATTGTTGATTTTCATCTGTATGTAGCGAGGAGCCATCCCCATGTTGGGTGCAGGGAGGTCTAGGCACACATACACAAGATGCTTGGTGTTGTATTCCTTGTATTGTTCCATCTGACGGAGGCGCAAGAAATCCTGATAGAAGGCTTCGAAGAGCTTTTCCTTCATGGCTTGGTATTTGCCGAACTTAGGCTTTTCCCCCTTGATGCGCTTGCAAACATACCGATAGGCTGTGCTATCAGCGAGATAATAACAAGAGGCTGGCATCTTGGCGATGTAATCGCATATCTTAGCCATGGTGGTAGGATATTCTACCATCCTCTTGGCCTTACGAAAGAGCAGAAACATTTCCTGGTCTCTTTTAAGGTAAATTTCGGATATGGAATTTAGATGTTTCATGCCAACAAAATTAATTCATCAAGATGCAGAACTTATCACAAAGTAATGCGAAATTTTGCTTAATTTAGCACACAAATATTAAAAACGAACGTTTATGGCAAAAGAAACGATTGATAATCAGAATGTTAAATCAAAGCGAGATTCTTTCAGAGAGCGTCTTGCTCAGCGTTATCCCGACCTGAATATGGACGATGATGAGGCTGTTTATAACCAAATTGCGACCGATTACGACCAGTACGACCAAAGCAAGAAAAGGATGGACGACTTCAACAATATGCTGAAAGAAAATCCTCATGCGCCTGGGCTGGTGACAGGTCTCATTACAAAGAAAAATGCCGATGGTGGCGACTTCAACCTTATCGACTACTTGATAGACGAGCTAGGACAGGACTACATAGAAGCCATCAATGGTGACGATGAGGCTAGGAAACGCTTGAAGGCTAGCGAGAAGGAAAAACTCGATGCGAGCGAGAAGCTAGCCAAGGGCAAGGAGACTCTTGCAGCCAACATGGAGCAAGAGGATAAGGAGCTGGATGCTGCCATGAAGGAAGCCAAGATTAAGCCCGAGGCTATCAAGGATTTGATAGAGTGGATGTATAAGCGTAGCGATGATGGCGAAGACCACGATGATGATGGATTCGTATGGCGTGCTGCCCGGTATGGCTTGAAGAAGGCAGACTTCTTGCGTCTCTTCCAAATCAAGGACTTCGACAAGGCTGTGGCTGATGCCGAGGATAGAGGCTATAAGCGTGGCAAGAACGAGAAAATCGACCAGCAGAAGCAGCTACATGATGGAAGACAGGGTGGCAAGCGGAACATCAATATTAATGGTGGCGGTGGTGCTCCTTCTCTTCCAAAGGAGAAGAGCCGAACCGAACAGGTGTATAGCCAGATGGTTGGAATGTAGCTCTTATCAATTAAGAATTTATAGTTAATAATTAATAGTTTAAAAAATTGTAGATTATGAAACAGTTTAAGAAATGGTTTGGATTCATGATGGCGATTTTCGTCATGATTCTGAGTGGTGGCAGCTCTTATGCTATGGCAGAAACTCCTCCTAATATTCCAGAAGGTGCAGGTGGCGGTGGTCCTACAGGTCCAACGGATGGACCAGGTATAGGTGGCACGGGTCCAAAGTGGCAGGGTGGAAGCCAAGAGCAACAGGAGAAGATGAACAACTGGGACTACTATGTGGCTCATGTGAACCCTACCGTGGTGGAAATGAAGCTGGAGAGTTGCCCAATCGACCAGATTCTTCGAGCCTCGAAGCGAATGACTCCTGTGGACAGTAACCGCATTGAGTACTATTCCATCGGTCAGCGACCAATCAAAACAAAACTTGCAGCGAAGTTAAGTAAAACTACAAACGGTGGCTCTGTAAAGCTAACGGTGGAAAATGCGACAGTGTTTGGTACTGGTGACATCATTATGATTAAAAGCTGTCTTGGCTATCAGGACAACGGTACTGACCGAAGCACGATGATTCCTTTGCAGCTGCGTGTAACAGAGGTAGATAACGATGGAAACCCTACATGCTATGCGCTGAATGGAAAGAAAAACGCCAGTCGTGGTAACCGGGACATTCCTGAAGATATTGAGGCTGGTACTGTAGTAATGCGACTGGGACGAGCTGCTGGTGAAAAAGAGGTAGAGACTGGTAGCTACTACTCTATGCCAGATAAGAGCTTCCAGTATTGCCAGCGATTCATCATGCAGGTGGAGGAGTCTCTTATCGACCGTATGAGCAAGACCCAGGTACAGTGGGACTTCACACGCCAGGAGAAGATGGCTATGGACGATATGCGCCAAGGTCAGGAGCTGAGCGGACTGTTTGGCTATCGCTCTATGTCGAATGGTGGCAAGGATGTAGGTATTGTCTATACCATGGGTGGCATCTTCTGGGAAGCTGGTAAGGATTTGCAGATTGGACACTGGGAGCCAAAGATGTTTAGACAAGCCGATGGCACTCTTGTGCCTGTAACAGTAAAAGTGACCGTACCTGATGAGACTTCTTCCGGTACGAAGGAAGAGACCAAGCAGGTATATGAGTATGTGATTAGTGAGAAGGAGCTGACCTCATTTATTGCTGCTATGTTGAAGGGTGCAGGTAACTCTAGCCGTACCAAGTTGCTCTTCGTGGACAACTTGATTTATCAGGCATTTGCCAACCTCCGCTCTAACAAGCGCATCATTACACAGACTGAAAAGGACTACCAGGGATGGAAACTCGACTTCGAAAAGTTCGAGAGCATGGGAACTAAAATTCTCATTTATCGCCACGATGCCTTCAATAGTTGGGGCATGGATGGTAGAGCCTTCTGTTTGGATGCTCGTTATCTCGACAAGTATGTATTTGGTACTTGGTCACGAAATGAGTTTAATGCCAAGGACTTGCTCATTCGCAACACCGCAGGTGTGGTAATGGAGGAGTATAGCTGTTGGGTTCTGACATTCCCAGATGCCCATGCTCGTGTATCTCGCCCTACCTTCACAGAGGACGGTGTGACCGATGAGCAGATTTTGGAGGCTGCTTAATCAAAACAAAGGGAACTGATAGTTTTCTAACATATATCAAAACTCGGGGATAGTTGAGGCTCTAGATGGGAACAATAGCCCTCGGACTAGGCTTCGCTATCCCTTCACCCATAAACACAAAAGATATGTATAGATTTGTAGCAAACAGTATGCTCATCTTTGTGGTGACTCTGCCTAGCGGACTTGTGAAGAGCGTGGAGTTTGAGAGGTGCAGTAACAATGCTTATTCTTACCTCACGGACAACAAACAGGTGGCTGACTGCATCAGAAAGCATCCGTTAACCAAGGCTGGACGCATCAAGGATGAGAGCGAACCTGAACCAGAGCCAAAGAAAGCTCTTGATGAGGTAATAGGGAAGGCGATGGACTTGATGGACGATAACGCCCTTCGCTTCGAGAATATCACCAAGGCTAAGAACTATCTCCAGAAGACCTTCAAGGTGGATGTAAGGAAACTGAAATCACCTGAGCAGGTGAAGGAGAAGGCTAAGGAACTGGGTATTGTGATTGGGTTTTAGTTTATAGTTTATAATTTATAGTTAATAGGTTTCTTGCTTATGGAAGTTCTTATGAGTGACCTTGTAAAGGAAATGAGGCTTGCGCTGGACGAGGTGAAGCATGACGAGCTGAACGATGTCTTTGCCGATGATTCGGACGAGGAAATGAAACAAGCTATCGAGACTGCTGCACAGCAGCTTTTGCTGCAAGCACCACCGCAGATGCTACAGCCCAAGAGGGTTGTGGCATCGCTAAATGAAAGCGGTAAACAAGATTATGATGCCATTCAGACACAATACACAGATGGGCATGGTAGCCTTGTGATACCTGATGATTGGCTGAGGCTGGTGGAGCTGAGGCTGAAAAGTTGGTCTTCCTCGTTGGTGGCTTTGATGGACCCAGGAAGCAAGGAGGCTCAGATGCAAGCCTCTCGATGGACTAGGGGGACACCGCAGAAGCCGAAGGGCATGATAACCGTTTCGCCTACTACAGGAAAGCGAGTACTGATGTACTGGACTGCCGGAAGGTATTCTGCTAACCATGATATGCCTACAAACAAGGTGTATGACCATGAAGTGGAGCTATTTACATACCTTCCTTATCAAAAGGTGAAGGATGTGCTTGAAGTGGATGGGAAAACGGTGACAGACCAGAAAATCATCCTAGCCCTGACTGACGAGTGTAAGAAGTATCTCATCTATCGTGCCATCTCTATCTTCTTGATAAGTAAGAAGGAGAGTGAACTGGGCGAGAAGTATAACCAATTATCACAAATTTAACAAGATATGGCTAATGATATAGACAAAACAAGTCCTCACTACAAGGGGGAGTTTGGTAGTATCTACGAGGTGAATCAGAAGTTTCCTTCGGGAGGCGTGGAAGGTGACTACGTGGCTATTGATGGTTGGGCGCATTACTGGAATGCGGACAGAGGAACTTGGTGCGTGAACGCTCAGAGGGATAGCTACTGGGATGAGCTTATCACCAATATCATCGAACATTTCAAGACCATCAAGGGTGCTACCTATATGGGGGTGGCTACTGCTGATACCGTGCCAGATAGTTCGGCTGCAAAGATGTTTTATTTTGCACTGCAAGGTGGAAAATATGCTAACTTTGGGAATCAAGATGTAGCACAGGGTATCAATGTGCTGCTGACCGAGGACGGTAAATCTTGGACTGTGCAGAGTCTTATTTCCGTTGCACAGGAATTGGGTGCTAGCACAACTATGCTTGTGAGCCAGAAGGCGATTACGGATGCCATCAATCGCAAGGCTAATACGACCGATGTGGATGAGGCTTTAGCAAAGAAAGCTGATAAGGAAACGATGAACACGGAACTTGCCAAGAAGTTTGATAAAGTTTCTGTTGTTCAGGAAACAGGGATGGCTACAGATAAGGTTATGAGCCAGAAGGCTGTTACGGATAATCTTACAGAGCTGCAAAATACGGTCTTTCCGCTAGAGGTGTCTTTATCCCTTGACAAGCCTTTGCTAGAATATACTGGTAGTGAGCAAAGCATCAAAGCTACTTACTCCATCAAGCGCAAAGGTTCGCCAGTCACGCCTACAGCATTGGCTCTGTCTGTTGATGGTTCTCTTGTTAGTATTGATGTAAAGCAAGCAGATACAGTTACTATCAAGGTGAATAAGGAGGGAGAAACGCAAATCATCCTCACCGCAAAGCATGGCGACCTCGTAAAGTCGGCATCGAGTAAAGTGACAATGGTGTTGCCTATCTACTACGGCTTCGGTACAACGGAAACGGACATAGCCATTGCTGCCAATAAGCTTTCGCCTCGTTTGTCTGCAAGTGGAACTTACGCAAAGACTTCGGCAAAGGACGATGTTAACTTCATCATCCTTGCGCCTAAGACGCTTCCGAAGCTCAATAACTTCACGATGGGTGGTGCTCCATTCGTCATGACTACTTCATCTGTCGTAATCAATAACCATGACTACTATATGTATAAGAGTGGCGGTATTTATATGAGCGGCATCGAAGTGAAGGTACAAGCAAGTTAAACTAAAAATATTTCGATTATGGCAGATAAATTAAATCCGGCTATAGGCTATATAGGTAATGCCCTTCGTAGTATTGCGAAAGACCATATCACTTCTTTTGCGGAAGATACCTACGATGAGCATTTTCAGGAATACCAGGCTATTCTTAACAAGCTGAATGCCATCCAGGACGAAGATGGCAATTTGGAGAAGACTCCATTCAAATACATCGTGAACGAAGAGTTTATCTTTGCCATGGTTGATACGAATGATGTGTTTCTTGCGGGTATTCGGTGGGATGGTACACCAAAGTATGCAAAATTGGAGGAAAATGCTGGGCGTGAGATTTCTTCTATCAATGCTCAGATAAAGTATCTTCATGAGGAAATAAGCCAAGTGAGAACTGACTTGAAGAGAAATGTTTTCTCTCTTTCCTTTGACAGAGATACTGGGCGTATCATTGGAACGACAAGTGATACTAGTCGCATAACTTCTTGTACGCAAGACAGAACGACTGGTAAAATTATAATGAATCATCAATTAGATTAAAATAGTAATAATATGGCAGAAATTCAAACAATTATTGGTAGCTTGCCTGTGTGTAGAGGGGAGTATGATGCCGAGGTATCATATTTTCGGGACAACCAGGTGACTATGTACGGCAGTACCTTCCAGAGTATTGCCGATGATAATGTTGGTTATCCGCCAGCAGAGGAGCGTGATGATGGCAAGGTATATGCTATCAACTCGGACAAATGGATAATCGTGGCTAATGCTCTCGCTGCCTATAATGCAGGCAAACGTATCGATGACTTGGCTGAGAATACAGAGATTAAGGATGAGGAAGGTACTGTAGTTGAAACTCCTTTTCGCTACATTCAGAATGAAGAGTTCATCTTTGCAAAGGTAGATGTAGAAGATAAACTTCTCTTCGGTATTCGATGGGATGGTACTCCAGAATTTGGAAAAACAAGTGCAGTAGAGGATAGATTGCAGTCACAAGTAACTCTTCTTGCAGAGAAAGTAGCAACCATCATGGGTGATGAGGACACCACTAATGTCATTGACACCATGAATGAGTTGAAGAAGTTCTTTGCTGAGATTGAGAATACGCAGACCCTTACTTCCATCTTGGATAATCTTGATAAGACAACTATAAAGGATGAAGAAGGCAATGTTCAAAATACTCCATTCAGATTTATAGAGAATGAGGAGTTTATCATGGCTGTTGTAGATTCTGAGGATAGACTTTTATTCGGTATTTACAGAGACTCAGGAAAGCCTTATTTTCCACTTAATGAAATGTATCATGTTGAGGAAAGTCCAGAATATCTGGCTATTGAAACTGATGCAGACGATAAGGTTCTTTCTGCTACTTATCCTGATGGAAGTCACTATGCCTACAATATGAAGTCGGAGACGATTGGTACTTTGGAGAAAATAGTTTCAAAGATTAAAGATGATACAAAATCATTAAATGATAATGTTCAGAATATTACTCAGAAAATAGAAACTATTTCTCGTGAAGATGTGTATAGTAGGAATATTAAAAATATACCTTTATTGCAAAGTGCTTGTAGATACAATAATGGAAAGAAAGACTTCCTTATGTGCATAATAGCTGATTCACATTTTGAAGAACAAGCCGTTCAAAATGCTGTAGCTTTAACAAATAAGATTGATGTCATTGATGCAATTATACATTGCGGAGATATTACAGCAAGTTATTTTAATAAAACACAGATTCTCAATTTCTATAATGATTATAAACATTGCGAAAAACCATGGCTAGTTGTCATAGGTAATCATGATGTTGGTAACACTATGTATCTTCAATACAGTGCAACTCATGAGGAGATATTTCAATATTATATTGAGCCTATGATAGATGGAGGTATTCTTAATAATGGTGAATACCAAGAAGGAAAGCCATACTATTTCCATGATTTTACTGATAGAAAAATTAGAGTGATAGTTCCTTACGAATATGACAATCCTCTGGATGTGGCAGATAACGAATATTGGGATAGTATTGATTACGATGGTTCTTTGCCTCAATTAGTACCAGGTAAAACTTATAGTGTGGGAGATAAGGTTAATTCTGGTGGTTACAAAGATAATTCATTTGTATGCAAAAAAGAGGTAGTAACAATCAACAATCAGTACGACAATAATTACACTATCCCATACTATAAATCAGGTAGAGCTGCAAGAGTCATAAGAAAGGAACAAGCAGAGTGGTTAGTCAACACTCTGAAATCGACACCTGATGGATATGGTATAATTATTGCAACGCACAATCCTGCAATGTTAAACAGCACCAATCAAATCGGTTCAAATTTTGCTGTAAATACTGCACATAAAGGTGTTACCCAAGGTCAATATGCAATGGAGACAGATTTAATATCTGAAATTGTAAATGCCTTTACTAAAAAGACACAACTATCTTTAAAGGTTGTTATGAAAAGTGCAAATTGGAACAAGGCAGATGCAAGCTACATGAATATTCTTGGTGATACTGGAGAAAAATATGCTTATCAAATAGAAGCCGATTTTTCGCATATTCAGAATTGTTATTTTGCATGTTATGTAGGTGGACATTCTCATAAAGATTTAGTATTTAAGCACAACACGTATGAATCACAATATGGAATAAATCCTGTATGTGCTAAAACGGATAGTGCAAATAGAGCAGAAGCGGATATAGTAAATACAAATGTTGATTCGTTGAACTATGACGCATTAACTTGTATTTCCGTAGCAAAAGGAAGAATTGCATTGTCAAGGCTTGGAAATCAACTGTCTGTCAACGGTAAACATAGAGATATTGAAATTATTAATATTTAAATTATTATATTATGAATAAGTGTTTTAAGGCAAAGCTCAATGGAGCGGTAAATAACCCTTCTATCTGTAAACTAGGAGAATTAAGATTGCCTTGTGTAGGTAAACTTAACTCCCCTGCAACCATTAATGGAGGCTATGGTAGTGTTGTCAATTTCCAAAAAGAGAATTTTGTTGCAGAGATAATTAGCTCAGACAATGTTACATTCACAGATGGTACTACTACATTAGAAGGTTCTACAGAAAGTGTAGTGTCAAAAGATATTCTGAGTAACAAAAAATTCGTTCTCAGTTTATATCCAAAGTACGGAATAAAAGGACTAGTTTTTACTACTGACACAAAATCAAATATAGCAATAGAGTCAGAATTTGATTTTAATAAGTTGGGTGTTCTTCCTAACTTAACAAACCTAAGTATAGGAAAGGGTTATAACGGAAACATTGATTATGTTTTGAAGAATGCTAAGAAACTTTCTAGCCTTGTTGTTAATGGTGAGGTTGAATTTTCTATTTCTTCTATTTCGACTGTTTTAGAGTCATTAATATTACTAAATGCTAGTAAGGTAAAAGGTACAATAGCAGAAGTTGCTAAAATTGTCAAGATGAGAGATTGGGGATTTGTCTTAAACCAATCTTCAATAGAAGGTGATTTGGCAGACGTACCTGCTAATGTTTTTTACGTCAATTTACCAAATAAGGCTGTAACTTGGACAAAAGGGAAAAGAAATTCTGGAAGTATTCTAGCAATAAACGTAGATGTAAATAATCAAATTTTTGCTTCACACGAAGATGTGGACAATATGTTTATTGACCAATCAACTTGTACATTAGTTACAAATCCTAGCAATACGCATCAAAATGCTACTTCAAAGATTAAGATAAAATGCCCAAATGATTATACTCCATCAAGTGAAGCACAAGCTGCTATTAGAACTCTTTATGGTAAAGGATTAACAAGTATCACTGTTAATGGTAAAGAGATGGATGCATATAATTAATAGGCATCTAAGTAGCTGACTTTGGAAATTTAAAAGTAAGACTATATGAAGAAGAAACAATTACATGAAGCACTGGCTGTGCTTCTTACCAAACTTTCATCAGCAAGGGACAATCCCTTGCTGATGGATAATTACGTGGTGAAAGCCTTGCGCACGGTTCTTTTGGAGTTCAAGGAATCGGGCGAGCTTTATGCCGCCTACAAGGAGCAGATACATTCCACCATGGAAAGTGATAATCCTTGGATAGGCATGTTGATGAAATCGATTGGCGGTGATACCTCCATCAAGGAGAGTATGACAGATGAAGCCATTGAAGGCATGGTAGACTCAATGTTGGGAGAATAAACTATGAAGGATTGGACAGGAAATAGAAAGAGTATGTTCGTGACCTTGGGAGCATCCAACCACACGGACAAGGAGCGTGAGAGTAATGACTTTTACGCTACTGCCCTATAGCCATTGATAAACTGGTGACAGTTATACAACTTCCTCGTAAGATTTGGGAGTGTGCTTGTGGTACAGGGTGCTTATCTGACCGACTGATGGACTTCGGGCATGAAGTAATCTCCACCGACCTTGTGGACAGAGGCTATGGGAAGGTAAGAGATTTCTTGGAAACTGCCGAACTGCCGGCATGAAGTAATCTCCACCGACCTTGTGGACAGAGGCTATGGGAAGGTAAGAGATTTCTTGGAAACTGCCGAACTGCCGAACGATTGTACTTGCATCCTCACCAATCCGCCATACAAGTATGCCCTGGATTTCATTAAGCACAGCTTGGAGCTTCTTCCTGATGATGGACTTTGCATCATGTTCTTGAAGACTACCTTTCTAGAAGGACAAAAGAGGTATGATGAGCTATTTAGCAAGCATCCTCCTCAGTATGTGCTGCAATTCTCACGAAGAGTGCTTTGCGCCAAGAATGGAGAGTTTCAGAGAATGAAGGACGGAGGAGGCAGTGCTGTTAGCTATGCTTGGTTCGTTTGGAAGAAAGGTTATCATGGTGATACAGTCATCAAGTGGATATAATATAATAAGGTGTAACTCTTGATGGGGCTACACCTTATTTTATATATGATGAATTTGCGATTGTTGCTTACAGATTGTTACTTTAATAAAGTTTAACTTTAAAATTTTGCTCAAAATGAATTGATTTGAGCAAAAAGTCGTAATTTTGCTACAGATTTTTGATTTTATCAAGAACGTATAAACAATTAACTATAGACAAAAGGAGGTTTTTCTATGACACAAGAACAAGAAACCGAAGTCCTACGGTTGATAAAGGACGTAGATGTTACAGAACTGATGGGAATGCTTATGAAGCATGGCAACAGATATTCCAGAAGAATCTTAAAGTTCTTCCGGTGGTACTGCAAGTATATGCCTATAAGCCTTATGTTCTTTCATGCTTATGGTATCTGGGACTTTTCTCAGCATCCCAAAGAAATGTTTGTTCCTCACGAAGAAAATTTGCCATGTTATCTCTTCATTTATTTTATGGTTTATATTCTTCCGATGGTGACAATTCTGGCTAGTAGATTTTTCTTTTTGTGCTGGTGGTATCGTATTCCTTTCTTCTATTTCTTCGGCGTGAATGCTGCCCATATCGTGGAATGGAATTGGTATACTACCAAGGACATGGTGGACTCCTGCTATACAGTTATGATTGTAACTGGTATGTTTTATCTCTATGGCTTTTCTGATATGGTCATTAATAAGACGAGGATAGGTAGAAAATTCTTCTCATGATAGAGATTGCTGGAGATAATAAGAGAATAACAGAGATTTTTGGAGAATAACGGAGAAAATTGGAGAATTATGAAAAAAATGTTGAATTATGAGACCCTGGGAAATGCGTTGAAGGCGATGAGCGATGCTTGCTTCAAGGCTGCAGAGCAGCAGAAGAATGGGGAGAAGGTTACGGCTTGCGGTATGAGCGATGATGATTTGGACAATCTTTGTGAACAGATTCCATTCATGCTGAATCCTTATATGACTGCCGGGCAGGTGAAGAAAGAGGCGCATATCAGCGAATCTACTCTAAGAAGGGCCATCGCTGATGGGGAGTTGGAAAGCGTGGGGAACGCTGGGGACCATAGCCATTTCTTCAAAAAATGGGACGTTAAGGAGTTTATTAAGAAAAGGCTTAAACGAAACAAGTAGAAAAGGAGAGAGGCGAGAGATTGCTTCTCTCTTTTTTATGCTCTAAAACACACAATTTTTGCCTTAAATTATACACAATATTCTTGCGAAAATATACATACGGTGGTTTTGATATGGGTCTATGTCATGTTAAAACGTTGATAATCAGTCAATAAAAGAATTTTTGATAGAGTTATTAAAGAACTTGCCAGTTCCTCGTATCTTTGCACACGTAATCGGTTACATGTGTGAATAAACAAAATGTACAACTTTTATTTCTTTAGGAATTATGGCAGAAGAAGTAATTAAGACTACCTCTTGTTGCAACGATGCAATGATGGGTGGTTTGCTTGGAGCGATGGCAAATCGTGACAGCAATCCTTTGGCAATGGCGGCTATGATGCGTAACCGTGACGATGATGATATGTGGAACAATCCGTTCGCCTACATGATGATGATGGGCATGATGCGCTATATGTATGGTGCAGACTGGAACAATCGTGATAATGGCGCAGACGTGCAGCGTGCGGAGATTCAGGGTCAAATCGAGAGTTTGCGCAACCAGATGGCAGACAACCAGAACAGCAACTTGCTGATGGGTGCCATCCAGGGTAACGGCAACGACCTTAAGATGTTGGCAAACAGCCTGAACTGTGACTTCAACGCCTTGCAGAACTCTATCTGCGGCATCCAGGCTGGCATCCAGCAGCTTGGTGGTCAGGTAGGATTCTCGGCAGAGCGAGTAATCAACGCCATTTCGCAGGGTGACTTGCAGATGACAATAGCGTTGAAGGATTGCTGCTGCCAGACTCAGCAGAACATCATCAAGATGGGTTACGATAACCAGCTTGGTCAGAAGGACATCGTTAACCAGATGCAGCAGGGCTTTAGCTATACCAACACTGGTATAGAAAGAGCTGCTTCGAACCTCGGTTTCCAGATGCAGCAAGACAAGTGTGACGTCATCCGTGCAGGTGAGAACAACACCCAGCGTATCATCGACACCTTGACAGGGCATTGGAGCCAGGAGCAAGCCAACGAGATTCAGGACTTGAAGTTTAAGAACTCTCAGTTGCAGCAGAACATCTACTTAGCCAATCTGATGAATGGCGGTTGCGGATGTGGCGCAGGTGTAGCAGGTGGCTATCAGTAAAAAAGAGTAAAGAATGAAACAGAAGCGTAGTGGTATGAACAAGATTTCTCCAGTGGGATTGGCTACTACAGCATTGGTAGCCAACCAAGTTTCAGTCTTAGCTACTTACAATGAGAAGCTTTGCAAACCTTATTGCGTGAATGGCAGCGTGCAGCCACAGGCAAGCATAACCTACAGTTATGAGCAGCCTATCCTGAACGGTACAACGGTATTTGTGCCTATCGTGGCGACTATCTCCATCATTTCGCCTTTAACAGGCAACAAAAACATGATGAGAGCGCAGCCATTGATTTACACGGAAAGATGGGTAGCAGCCTTCCAAGGGCAGACAGCTCTGCCAACGGCTGTGACCATCACCGGCGTAGGCAGAACGCAAAAGGCTAACGATGTGGTATGTGGAAAGGCTAGAGGCCTGAGCATATTTGACAGTCTAACCGTAGCATTGACTACTGCTTAGTATCATTATAGGGGGAAATGGTGGATGGTTTGCTAGCCATCGTTTCCCTCGCATTATCCATTTAAAAAGATACGATTATGATATTCAGAGACTTGAAGGCTGGATTTCCAATCTATCTATTTGATAGAGCCAGCAGAAAATTTAAACAAGGTAAGGTGACGACCAATCCATGCCCAGACTTTGAGAATGGCAAGCAGAACGTAATGGCTGCTATGCCTGGAATGCCGAATTATGGGGCAAGGAACGTGAAAGTAAACGTGCAAACTGAGGATGGCAAGCAGTCCATCTATTCGGTGGTAGATACTGAGCAAACAGCATACAGCGACACCCTTGTAATCTCCTGTAGCAAGGAGAACATCATTAACGAGGTGAACGCATTGAAGAACCAAGCTAACGACATCCTAAGAAAGATGCCTGATTTTGAGCAGACCGTAAAGGACTGTGATAATCTCCTCTCAGAACTGGACACAACGTTTCGTGACCAACAGAAAACAAACGAAAGGCTCAACCAGATGGAAAGCAAGCTGGATGAGATTTTCAAATTCGTCAAATCACAAAAGAATGAATGATATGAACTTAGTAGAACTTATCACAAAATATCAGAGCGATGCCACACCTGAGCAGATGGTGCAGGTGACAAAGATAATCGGCAAATTCGTGGCTATGCACGCAACGGATGAAGACCTCTTGCTGCTGTATAAGGACATCTATGGGGTAGTGGGCAACGGACACTTCAACGATTTCTTCGCTGAGGCTCAAATCAAGAAGATGGTTTTTGAGGATGATAAGGAGGTGGAGCATCGTGCTCCTTACTATACCATGGCGAAGACGCAGGAAATATATGAGACGGTGAAGGACGAGATTCGCCCTTACAACCAATGGGACTTTGCCGTGGTGCTGAACATGGTATATTCGGACAACTACAACCTGATGAAGAAATGGTTTGCCGATGATAGCGAGGAGCAGCTGATGGACAAAATGGTGGACTTGGCTGTGAACTGGCTGAGAGACGATGATAACCCTTATGGGCATTGTAAGGCATGGGGGTACTTTAACTAAGTGAAGAGTGAAGAACGAAGAGTGATGAATCAATTTGCTCTTCTAGAAATGATTCCATAACACCTAGAGATATATAAAAGAAAACTATCAGAAGAAGAGAATGCAGGCTAAGGAAAAAGGGCTTGTGTTCTCTTTTTTCGTATGAAGTTGCGCAACTTATCACTGATAATCGGGAATGATGGCTTAAATTTGCATCGTTTCCATAACGGAATGGGGACGGATAAATGGAAAAGAAAATGAATGATATTCGAGGTTACTTAATTGGGACGATATGGACTTTTCTGAGCCTGCTAGTACCTATCAGAGATTTTATGATTGCCATGATGGTATTGTTCGGGCTGAACCTGGTGTTTGGCATCGTGGCAGCGGTGTTTAACGGTGAGGAATGGAGCTGGAAGAAATTCGGCATGTTCTTCGTTTGCTGTGCGGTGTTTTTCGTGACGGTGGCTGCACTGTTTATCATCGGTCACTTCTTGCATTCGGATGCTGAGGCTCTGTTTTGCGTGAAGTGGGTGTGTATAGCCGCGACCTATCTCTTCACTACAAACATCTTGAAGAATCTGAAACGAATGCTGGTGCCAGATTCGCCTTGGTACAGGCTAGTGGACTATTGCTATTATGCGCTGACACTGGGCTTCGTGGAGAAAATGCCAATGTTCAAGAGATACCAAGAATATAAGAACAATAAGGAAAATGGAAATGAAGGAAATCAGATTGGAGCAGCTGCTGATGGCGATGCCTAATGCAGGAAAGAGGGCAGAGAAGTTTCTGCCATACCTGAATAAGTATGCTCAGGAATTTGAAATCAACACGCCTTTGAGGTGGGCGCATTACTTGGCTCAGATAGCGCATGAGAGTGGTGAACTGAGATATACCAAGGAGATAGCCAGCGGAAAGGCGTATGAAGGACGCAAGGACTTGGGAAATACCCATAAGGGGGATGGTGTGAGGTATAAGGGCAGGGGGCTTATTCAGATAACAGGAAGAGCCAACTACAGGAAGTATGCCGGATATTGTGGCTATGATGTAGTGGAACAGCCTGAGTTGTTGGAGCAGCCTCTTGGTGCCACACGTTCTTCGATGTGGATATTCGATACCTTCGGCTGCAATGAGTTGGCAGACGAGGACAATCTTAAGGCAATCAGACGGAAAATTAACGGTGGCTACAAAGGGCTGGACAAATGCGAGGAGTATTTGAAGAAGTCCAAGCGAGCACTCAATATTTCATAACATCAAGGCTTATGAAAACGACAAAGCACTTTATTATTTATTTGCTAGTGTGGGTAGCTTATTTCTCTTTATTGTTTCTGTCGAGCTGTAAGACGAAGTATGTGACCATTCCGGAGTATCACACCCAATATGTGGTAAGAACGGACACGGTGGAGAAAACAGATAGCATCTATCGGAAGGATAGCGTGTATATCTATCAGAGAGGTGACACTATCTTTAAGGATAGGCTTGTACTTCAAGATAGATTCAGGTATCTGAACAAAGTGAAGACGGATTCTTTCATCAAACGAGATACTATCTATGTTCCGAAGCCGATGGAACGAGAACTATCTAAAGCAGAGCAAAAGTATATCACCCTGGGGAAGTATACCGCCAAGATGATTTGGACTCTCGTAGTAGCAGTGATTGGTTTGTTGATTTGGCTATGGCACAGAAAGAAATGAGCGTATGAAGACAATAACGATAAAAATAGTGAAGAAGAGCGTGATGGGCGTGGTAGAGGGACTATCTGCCACCATTGCGCAGCATAACCCAGAGGTGGACTTTCAGACCGTCTGGGCGAGTGATGGCGAGGAAGCGAAGCTGGACATCTACTATAGGGAAGCAATAACCGACCTAGAGAACTTCTTGGCAAGATTCTCTTCTTCGACCACACAGCAGTTTGACCTACAGGCACTGGCTGATGATTTCACAATCACCATCAAGACCTTGGCATCTTGGCCACCTAGATTGAGCGGTGTGCTGACCAATCAAATACAGAACTATCTGGTACATGCTATCCTTGCCGGATGGCTGAGCGATTTCCCCGACATGAACCATACGGACTATGCTAGCATGGGAGCGAGCGACCTGGAAGCCATCAAGGAGGTTTTGCTAAAGAAGGACTTTAGCTTTGCTGAGGCTGAAAGAACCGCTGACGATACCGTGAAAGATGGTTCTTCGGCTGTGGATGCAGTAGCTAGAGGAGGAGATGGAGTTGAAAAGAATAGCAGCTTCTCGCCTACAGAGAGAAGGGCTGTGGATGGTGTTGCAAAGAATGCTTCATCCTCTTCTGCTTCCGAGAGAAAAGCAGATGAAGCAGGAAAGGACAGCAATCGTTCTTCTACTTCAATGAGAGTGGAGGATGATTCTGACAAACAGATGAATGCCCAATCTGCTGAAACCAGAACTTCGGACAATGTAGGCAAGAACGTTGCTTCTCCTGGTACTATAGCGAGAGGTGAGGATGATGAGGGCAAAACTCAAAATGCTCTGAACGCTGAGGCTAGAGATGTCGATGGAGCGGTCAAGGAAGGCAATTCATTGGACGCTGAGGCTCGAAACGAGGACGAGGTAAAGGATGAGCTGAGAGGGCTGAAAGGCTCTGAGCGAAATCCTGATTTTGTTTCGCAGCATTTCCACCAAGACTATGTGGACTGGAGCGGAGGCAGACCACCTTACGAACTAAGATAATTTTTCATCAAAACAAATAATTGCAATTATGGATAGAAAATTGATTACATTGAATTTTGGCATGGAGCAGGTATGTAATGATGTGCTTGCAAGATGCTATGTAGTGAGCCAGGGAATGGTGGACGAAGCCCAGAAGGACATCAGAGCCAATATCGAAAGCCCTGACAGTGACGAGACTCGCAGTATCATCAATCGTGCCGTGACGGAAGCCATCGGTAACATCAAGCTGGCAGCTCAGCGTTATCTGACCACTGGTAGAGTGGAGGACAACAATAACTTGGAGCGACTGGTGAAGGGCACAAGAAAGTATGCCTATACGGACAACAAAAACGGTACGTGGACGGAGGTAGTGACCACCACCATTGATGGTGAGGAGAGCGAAACGACCGCTACCGTGAACAAAGCAGGTAAGGACAGGGAGGAAAACATCTATGAGACCGTGACGCTGAAACTGGAGATTCCGAACTGGAACGTGGCTGTGACAGATGCCTTGAAGAGCCATTGCCACCGCTACATCGTGGACTACGTGATGAGCCAATTCCTGATGGACCAGTTTGCCGACAAGGCAGGAACGTATGGCGAAAGCGCAACGGCAGACTATAATAACATCAAGAGCGACTTGCTGAGCCGGGATAACTATACGCTGAGAAAACCTAGCTTCACTTAAGAGGCTATCTGGGACCAGGCGATGGAATCGCCTGGAACGGTGGCTATTCTTTTTCTTCATTATTTTGGGTGTTTATGGAAAGAGCCTTCGCTAAATCGGGATGGATTCCTGAAAAAGCGAAGGCTCTGTTTTTTCTAGAACTTGTTGAAACGCCTGATAACTTCGAGGCGAGTGGCAAAGTACTGATTCATTGACTTCATCTTAAGATAGAGGGCTAAACGGAAGAAGCGATAGCTATGGGAGGACATATAGCTGGACTTCATGCCACCTAGGCGACCTAGGTAATGCCAATTTTGGTTATCGTTGCTACCATACAGCCACATGACTGGCACGGTGCCAGAGGTGAGGGAATGGATGTAGCCTGTGATGGCATCGGGAGCGTTCTCCTCATCGAACTTCAAGGTACGAGTAACTATGATGCCATGATACTCGGTATCATCCTCGTAATCGTAACCGCTATCCAAAACTATTACGCTACCGTCTCGATACTGAATGTATGGGTGAGGGTAGGAGTTGAGGGCTGTGAGCACGTTCTTGATGAGGAAGGTGCTCCAGGCTTCATCCTTGATGGAATAGCAGAGGGCTACGGTGTCGGCTGAGGCTTCCTTGGACAGTTGGCTGACATCTAGGCAGAAGATGCGAGAGTTCTTGTAATCGTAGATAACCTGGCAACGCTGAAAGAAGTCGATTGGCGAGGAGGTGAAATCTATGAGTTGGCGCATCTGTGCCTTGATGGTCTTGGTGGTATCATCATCGTCTTCGGCATCATTGAAGAAGTTGAGGAACTTGCCAAGGTTGCCCACTATATTGAAGCCTGGTCCATCCAAGACTTCGGACATGGAAGCCACTTGTGACTCAGCTATGCGACTGAGGGAGCGATTGGTGGCGAAGAGCACGGACTGGTCTAGCTGGGTGATGGACTTCGAATTGCTGCAAACCTCACGACTGATGGGGTGGATGCTGCTATAGGTGCCTTGGGAAGAAACTTCCATCGCCCAGATGCCATCGGTGGAGAATGCCATCAAAGGGTACTGACCAAACTGACCTTGGGAGAGTGCCCTTGTGGTTGAGGCTATGCCCTGGATCGTGCCGATACCTACGGTATTGATGCCGTTCAGAGGGAAGTAGAAGGCGTTATCGGACTCGGATGTATAAATCTTGTTGCTCATATCGACTACATCATCTACGGAGTAATCGTAGGAAGTGACGATATAGGGCGTTATCTCTTCGGTGAAGTTGCCCATGTGCATAGCTCCATTTAACTCTTCGCATTCTTTTAGCGGAAAGGCATAGATAACATCGGCACTGGCATCGACAGTAGAACAGAAGAAAACCATCTTCTTAGCCCTGGAATCGGGATAGAACTTAACCAGATTGGCAAGCATGAATGGTTCTATGCGGTCGAGTACATCTTCTTCTAAAACATTCTCTACATATTTTGTGCCAGATGTGGTATGAAGCTCTGTCACTATTTTCTTGATGATAAGATGAGAATAGAAATTGCCAGCCGAACGAAGGTAGTTGCCCTTCGGGAACATGACTTTTCGGCTGAAACCAGACATCAGATATTCTTGCACTCCAAACAGATTGAGCCGATGGTTATAGACATAGCTACCCTTGGCTGTGAGGAAATTGTGTGTCTTGTAATCGTCCTGCATCTGCTCTTGGAGGGAAACTTGGTATACAGCAGCCTTATCTACAGGCAATTCCTTGTTATCGACCTTGGTAAGATTGTCTATAGGCAGGGAGCATATCTTGTAAAAGGCTGAAATGTTTTGGTCATTCGACTCGGAAGAGTCACCATTGCCAGCAGAACTAAGTTGGTTGTTATAATCATCGTCAGACTTCTTTGGGAAGCGAACACTGACCATTCCATAGCTTTTGCCTTTGTTGCTAGTCCAATGATAATCTTGTACGTTTTGACCATTTAGGACATAATTAGGTTGACACATTTCCAATACGCTAATCTTGGCACTCGTATCGACATTGGTAACAGGAGGCGTGATGAAAATATCAATAGACTTGATAATATCCTTCCATTGCTTCAACTCGTCAATATCTCCTTGGAGCGCATAGGACAATGCTACATTGTGAGGAAGGTACATAAAGGTACACTTGGAGATACTGGCTTCGATAACGTTGTCCTTGGCATCTTTTCTGTTGAAAGTAGCGGAATCTTCCCAACCAACTTCCGCACCAGTAACGGTAAGATTTTTGTAGTTTTCGCTAGGGAAGCCAATGTTGGCAGAATAAACGGAATAGCTGTTTGGCACCTGAATGGGGATGAAAACAGGCGAGGAGTGCATAATCATGCTGCCATCGAACATGCGATAGCAATAGCGGATGAAGAAGGAGGCGTAAAAACGCCCTTGCTTGGCGATAAGATTGTTTGTTCGGTTGACCAGGGCGTAGATGCTCTGGGTAATATCGGACTGCTTATCATCCTTGATATTGGCTACTTGGTCGCCCGAGGTGAAGGAATCGCCATTCACCTTGTTGAACACATCGCCACAGCTATAGGTGGTCTGCTGGAAAGCATCGTAGAAACCTTCCTTGCTACCCTTGGCATTAATTCCACCAAGTTCGTAATCTTCTGGCTTATTTCTTGGGTCGAAGAAAAAGCTAAGTTCTAGGAACGGTGGCTTCTGTCCCTTATAGCTGTAATCGGACGAGGACTGTCCGTTGCTCTCCCACATGGCATAGTGGATGCCATCGGTAGCCACGATGATGAGGGTGTTGCCGATGGAATCGATAGAAAGCACGGTGGATTCGTAGTCGAAGGACTTGATAGGAGAGGACGAGCCTAGCGTGCCATCCTGCATGAACCAATAAATGGAGGATGAGGCTATGGCTATGAGGTGGTGATAACTACCTGTTTCGTGAACATACAATATCTTAGCCACCTCACCATTAACGGTGAGGGGCTGAGATAGAGGTGTGCCCGATACGATGGCAGGGCGCAATGCGCCATCGTGCAGCTCTAGATTGCCACAGAGGGATAGCGCACCGTTCTCTACTGCCATTTCATCGGGTGTGAGGCTGAGACCTTTGTATCTGATTGATTGTTGCATCTTTATTAATGTTTAATGTGTATTTTTTAATATTTAATTATCGGCAATGGGATGGGTCGGCACGATTGACTACTGCCAATGCCTGTAGGGTGTCGTTGCCTACGGTGATGTTTTCTAGACGGTCAGAGACAACCAAGTCAACCTCTTGGGCGTTAGGTGGAACGCCTAGGGTGTGGAGGAAGAGGCATTTGACAGTGCTAGCACTGCAACCGTGAAGCTGTGCCTTGCGCCCATAGAGAGGTATGGCATCAGGAAGCGAGGAGGACTTGGTGATATACATCTGAGAGCCGAGACAGAAGAACACGATTTTGTCGCCTCGCTGTAGCCCCAAGAGCTTTACAGGGTAGGAACGCAAGGTGATGCGCCCATTCTTGTTGAGGGTGAGTCCACGCTTTTGAGGGCGTGGACGGTTGAGGATAAATATTTCAGTCTCGTTCTGCATAATCTGTAGGTTTGTGGAGCCAGAAACGGAAGTAGTCGTTTTCGGCATCCTGGTTACGTACTTTTACATATTCTCGGGTGACATAGAAATGTTTCTTGCGAAGGGTAGGGTTGAGGTTGTAATCATGCAGCATCATAGCTGGCTCTACCCTGCCATCAAAGGTTATCTCGTACCAATAGCGGTGGAGAAAGAACCATGGGCGAAGACGGACTTCCTGAATGGTGGTGTAGTTGCTTTTGTCCACTCTGCATGGGACGATGCTCCAGCTACCATCTTGCCAATGCTCCGTTATCTCTTCTCCACCTGGTGCCAATTCATGCTTCTCGATGGTGGACTTTTGAATCTTTACAAGAAGGCAGACATCGGCAGTGAAGACCTTTGCCATCTTACGGTGGCAGAGCATGACATAACGCCCTTTCTTGTCGGGGAGGAGGCTACGCTGTTTGCCGGGGTGGTTGATAACGCAGACGGTGGAAAGAAACTTCTTGCGTGCCATGTGGAGGAAGTCGGGGAGCTTCGCCTTGGCGTGCATTCGGTCGATAACCTTCTGAACCTTATTGAAATTCTTGTCGGCTTGGGTCTCATGCACTGTGATTGGTTGCTGAGGCTCTTGGCTAGTCTGCTCACGTACCTTCTTTACGTGCTCACGAACTTGCTTCTTGGAAGGGACTTCGAGAAGGTGGCCAGTCTTTTTGTCGAGCTTGTAATTTGACTTCTGCTGTTTCATATTCATTATGCTTTAGATGTTACCTCTGTTAATGCAGATGATTTCGAAATGATGATTGTCGCAAATATCGCAGCCGTTGGGCATACGATGATTGAAGGAGCAAGGAATGTGCTCTTTGAACAAATCGCAGTTATGGCAATGCTCTGGGACTTCCTCATACTCAAAGTTGCCTTTTGCCAGTGGTGAGGCTGATTCCTTGTAGGGTACAGCACGGACAATGCGCCCGAAGAGGTCGTAAAACTCTCCAGGCACAACGCTAGTAGCTTCTCTGAGGGAAGGGAGGGTGTAGCCCATCTTGCGGATGAACCAGAGACGGAGATAAATGATGAAACGTTTCAACTTTTTCATATATTGTACTATATTATATATTAATAATGTGGGCTAAGTTACCACTTCTGTGCGGAACAGAAGTGATAACTTGCGCAACTTATGCTTTATGTTCGAAGACATCAAGAATATTGGTCTCGCTGAGGCTCTTCAACTCATAGTCAATCATGGTTTTGCCCATAACCTCGTCAACGTAACGCTTTGCACGCTCGATGCACTTGGCTTGGATGAGGTAGTTGACATAGGAACGCTTCTCCTTGTTGCTCTTATCATCAATGGTGATGAAAGCCAAACGTGCCTTAAACCATAAATCATCGTCATCAATATCTGAGAAGAAAATCTCGTTGTAGTTGGTCGGGTTGATGTTGGCAACCTTAAACTCACCAGAGACATAGACCTGCATGTTGTCAATGATGCTTGCTTCTGCCTCTGTGAAGGATAGGGCATCGACCACGTACAACTCGTTTACCATTTTCTCGCTACCATCGTCCTGAGTCTTCCCATAGCGCACCTTGCACTCGAACCATGATCCAGTACGAGAACGAAGGGATGAACCGTTACCTGTGCCAATAATCTTTTCGGCAATGGCTTTGTCTACTTTAACTTTTAAACTTTCTGTTTTCTTTTCCATAATCTTAAGAATTTGAATTGTTATTTATAATTTTATCTACCTCTTCTTCTGATAGAGGTTTGCCGTCTTTGCCAAGGTATTTCTTGCAGATGAAATACATAGTGCCAGGAGGGTCGGGATGGCGGTAGAGGTCGTCCAACTCTATCTTGGCAAGTTGCTCATCCATGGAACTGAAGACTGGGCGAGCTTGATTTGCTCTTGGCAGTCGCTCCATCACCTTGTAGTGGATGCTGTAGCCATCTTTCTTTATCTGTTCGTCTTGGAGGCGGATAAGCATCTTATCTAGCTTGGTTTCTTTCTCCTTGATGGTCTTGAAGAGGGTATTGACCAGCTCCTTGTCGGGCTGAGCCTTCTTCTTCTCCTGGAAGTATTGGATGGTTGAGGCTCTAAGTTCTGCCACCAGAAGGAAGAATGTGCCGTTGTCGTTCTGAGGGACGGCTGAGCCATCTGCCTTCAAGATAATATCATCGACACGCTTTTCCAGTTCAATGGATTGGCGAAGCATCTTCTTGTCTCGGTGCGCCCAATACTCCTTCTCTGTGGTTCGCATAGCTGAAACTAGCTTGCGAAAGGATAATGCTGATTCTTCACTCATAGTTTATTTGATACCTAATGTTTGTTTAACTTTCTTGATGCGGTCTAGCTCCTCTGGGAGGAGGTTGCCTTGCTCGTCTATTCGGCAGAGGAGTTTGAGGCGTGGGGTGATGGTTATCCACTTGTGGAGGCCATCGTGCTCACGCTTTATCTGTCGAAGTTGGGCAGCTTGCAGTCTTTCACTCAAATGCTGCTCATGACGAAGCTTACTGATTTCGTTCTGTATTCTGTCCATTGGCTAAATCTTCTTCGGCAGGGATTAAACAGTATTGTGAATCCCATTCGCCTTTTCCTATATATTCAAGTGCTTTTACTACATCTTCAAGACGGACAAAATTTAAGTCCATTTTGTTTGGCATATTGCTAATATATGTATAGCCTCTTGCACATGATAGCATATATTTCTTGAAATGCTTCTTCTCGTCTGGGGAGAGATATGATGGACGATTGACAAGATATTGTTCAAAGTGTTTGAATGATACCTCATTATTATTCTCAATTTTCTTTACGCATGAAGTGAATGACCGAATAGCTTCATCCATTTTCTTAGAAGCCTTATCTGTTCCCAAATTCAATTCTCCAAGTTCGACCTTGACCATTGCTAAAAGTTCTTCCGTATCTTTCAACCGAGATATTCTGGTGTTGATAACATCGGAAGCAGAAGCTAATACCTCTAGAGATTTTTCTAGATTGGCATCATTTTTCTTGATAGCCTCTCTGTATGAGATAAGTTCATCACGCTGCTCTGCGATAATTCGCATCATACGCTTGTTTCTGTCATCAAAGCGGACCTTGAAGTTTTCGTCTCTTAGCGTGTAAGAGACGATGCCAAGCGTGATTACAAAGACCAGGCTCAGGCAAATAGTTAATGTTATTGTTACTTCCATAATTGTAAATATTTAAAATAATTATAGTTCTATTACTTCTGCTATGTCGGCAGGGATGTCGTAGTAAGGGATGGAATATCCTTTGTCCTTCATTTCGTCTGGGAGATAGCAGCGGTAGTATACTCCGTAGAAGTTTTGCCATTTCTCCTTGACAGTGAGTATTGTTCCAGCCGGAAGCTCAGGCTTCGGCTTGAATGAAGAACGAGGATAACATCCTGTTTCATGCTCATCTGCTGCGCAACAAGATGAGGATTTCCATAAATGAATCTTCATACGCTACACCTCCATTTCTGAATTTAGACCAAGGAATAAGAGGATATGTTGTAACTCATGCAAATATTTGAAACTGCATAGGTTTACACCTCTCCAATACATAGTCCAATTCTTCACATTTTTCCATATTTCATAGCAGTCATTTTCTATATGTTGGTAAATATAGCTATGATTGACTATTTGCTTATAGCCGTTCTTTTCTAGTATGGAAGGAGTAAGAGGGATGGGAACAATATCCTTCACCCATGCGCCACTGTCACAAAACAGGAATCCATCATCTTTAATGGTTTTTCCTTTTAAGTTGGAAAGAGTGACGGAACCTTTCAGTTCTGTGAATGCATTTCCATCTTTCACTTTTGCATATTTATCAGCATTACTTTCTGTGACCTGATAAACAATGCCCTCTTTGGTTCCGATAGGAATGCCGTTGGTCATAACCAAATCACCTGGAATATAAATTGTTTTTTCCATTTCTTAATATTTTTACTTTGTTATATTATGGGACCAGCGATAGAATCGCTGGGAACGGGGGCTTTTACCCTTTTAATTGTTCTTCGATAGCTTCCTGGGCTAGGATTTGCTGCCAGTGAGCTTCATTGTAATTTCTTGCCTCTTGGTTCTCGGTTAGCTGTGGGTCGTAGCCACCGAAGCAATAAGTGTCAAATTTCTCATACTCCTTCATCGTATGTGGAGGTTTGGAGCCAGGAGTGGCTGGAATGTATTCCTTGGCGAACTCCTTGGGCAATAGGGTTGCTATTGTTGAGGCTATCGGGTCGATGACTTCGTATTTAAAAATACGGCTCTTGCCCTTTTTGGGAGAGTTATACACTGGTCTTGCCAAACAGATGTTTCCCCTGTAGTGTGACATGAGACCAGAGAAATAATAAGGTTTCCAAATCCGATTATCTCTGAATGCACAGCAGATGCCTGTAGGCGAATCTCCATTATACGTAACACTATCTGACTTCCAGCAATGGTTGTAGCCGAGGGCGCTGATGTGGCTATGTACACAGAACTTGCACATTCTCATTTTCTCCTGATTAGCAACTGATGGTGTTGGCTGCATCAGGTTTTGTTTGATGTAATTGCCCATAGATGCATGATTTTAAAGTTCATCCTCTTGGTTGGTTGCTTTACGTTTCCATTCTCCACAGCATTCCCAGTGGAAGCGATGATGACCGAAGCCGTTGCATGTTCCGCTATACTTACTGTTTTCCGTAGGACGGAAGAACTTGCAACCCTTACAGGAGCGATGGCCATGGTGGTAAACTAGATAGATGAATGTGCTGGCCATCATTACAAGGCACAGCATGATGATGATAAATCCGATTTCCATATTACTTCTTGTTTTTAATGATTTTGTTTAATACCTGCTTGTTGTGCTCAGTATCATCATTTTTGAGGTGATAGGAGCGAACTTTCTCGAAGGCGTAAACTTCGGCTGCTTTCATGTAAGCCTTGACCACTTCGATGAAATCTTCGAGAGAACGACAGAGGGCGTACTTGTAGCCGGCGCACTGCCAATAGCCCTGGAAGCGTTTCTGGTTGGCCGACTGGTTGTTGGTCTTGCCATACTTCAATTCGATGCCCAAGCCGAAGTAAACTTCTGGGTTCTCGTAGATGATGCCTCTATTGCCATCCTTCATGGAAGGAAGAGCAAGGATGAGGTCGGGAACGCCTGGGACCACGCCCGATGCTGCATTGATGGCTAGCTTCTTGCCACTGGTAGCACCGTCTGCCTCGTTCTTGGGATGGAAGAGGAGTGTGGAGAAAGCTGGGTACTGTAGTCGAAACCATCGTACACAGGCTATCTGCAACTGACCTTCACGCTGCACCTTCTTGTGCTGAGGCTTTTGCGTGTACTCGGGATAATTGCCGTTGAGACGGTCTATTAATTCTTGTTTGTCCATAACTCTTAGAATTTTTGAATTGTCACTTTATGTTTGCACTTAGTCGCTGAGGAGGGACTGGAGATAGTTTTGTGTCTTATCGTCCAAGTCGAGGAGGTTTTTCGTTTCCTCTTCCACAGGTGGGGTCCAGTCGATGCCAAGACGCTGAATAGTTCCGTCCCGATAGAATCTTTCGAGCGACTGCAAGGCTTGTTTGTCTTGCGGATGCTTTTTGAGGTTGTCGATATGCCCCAAGATGATGGAACGATTAACCTTGTCTCTGTAGGCTTCTGCTGACTGCTGAGACTGTTGGGCAAGTTTCCAGCGTTCGCCTATTGACAGACTGCCATCAGATGATGGTGGGCTAGGTGTCTTCTTCTGCTGAGGCTTGGAAGGCTTCTTTTCAGCTGAGGCTGCAATCGTAGGGTTGTCGAACGTTCCTTCCATCAGAGGCTCGTAGTTCTTTGGATTGAAGAGCCAGTTGAAGGAGATATAGCATCCACCATCCTTGCGCCCGGATAGAAGGTCGGAATCGAGTGCCTTGCGAAGCATCGGCTCAATGTCCTCGAAGGAGTAGTCTGAGATAAACTTGGCGACTAGCTTCTTGCGGTCGGGAGTCATCTTCGAGATTGGCTTTACCTGCGTGCCCAGGAAGAGGCGATTGAAGAGCCTTAACACTTCCGAGAATTGAGTTTCAGCATCCCCCGACTTTTTTTCTTTTTCTTTTTTTTGTGTTTGGGGGTGGGCTTTCTCTTTTCTTTGTTTGTTTTCTTTTATAGGGGTTTTAGGGGAAAGATTTTCTTTTATTTGTTTCTTTTCTCTTACTTCTGTGCCCTTTGCTATGTCCTTATCTGTGCCCTTGACTATCTCTAAATCTTCGGAATCACCTTTATTTAAAGGGGTTTCAGTGTGTGAAATCTGTGCCCCAGATTGTGCCCTTGGCTGTGCCCCTTGTTTTGTCTGTGCCCTAGATTGTGCCCTATTCGTGCCCTTATCTGTGCCCTTATCTGTGCCCTTGCTAGTTTCAGAATCTTCGGAATCGCCATTATTTAAAGGAACTTCGGAAGATTGAATCTGTGCCCTAGATTGTGCCCCAATCTGTGCCCCGAAGTGTGCCGTAACCTGTGCCCCTTGGTCTCTTTGCCACGGTATGATGCAGTGGGATAGGGGGTGAGAACTGTTAACGTAGAGTTTAGTTGAGGCTCTTGGAGCAGAGCACTTGGTGATGATTTTCTCGGCTATGAGCACATCGATGGCGACACGGATGGTCTTGACCGTGGTATGGAGCTGTAGAGCCAAATCACGATAGGAGAGGGTGGCAGCGGAAGCCTCGTTGTGAGCGGAGGAGAGGAGCACATGGATGAGCACCTGAACGACCACAGGACGATGGAAGTAACGCCACTGCAACAGCTCTGGAGTAAATATGTAGCCATCTGTTTTCATTTATTCTTCTTTTATTTGGAATGTAGAATTTACGAATCTATCATTTATTTGTTTTCTTCTGCCTCGATGGCACGGAATATCTCGTATGCCACTTGTGGCACCCAGGCATTGCCGTAAGCCTTTATGGATTCTTGTCGCCACTTGGGGAAAGAAATGGTAAGGCTGTCCACTTCAAAGGGAATCCCATCATTTCCTCTACAAACAGGGGATTGAGTTGGGAAGTTCCGCCACCTACTTTGTGGGCAATCTGCTCCGATAGATTGGCTTTCTCCTTGTTGTGGTTTTTGAGAGCTTGCATATTCATGTTCGCCCTCATCCCATCCGCAGCCATTGGCGTGAGGAGATAGTGGAAATCCAGAAAGTCGGTCAGCCCATTCGGGCGAAGTGCTCCGTTCTTTCGGCTGTACATCCCTTTTACACCCTGTTCTTTCAGTCCCTTCACCCGGTTGGAGTGTTTTACTTCCATTGCCGTAGGAGTGGGAAGAAGACCATTGACCGCTAAGGCTGTTAGCCCTTGCCCCATCTGGGAATTGGGATTGATGGTCTTGGTGAACTTGGTGGCTTCTATGCTGCAAGGTGTGGGAAGCAAGCCTTTTCGAGCGGCGAGTGCCAAGGTTGGGCGTTCTGCTGCATTCGGTGAAAGACTCTTGTTTGTTCGACCACCTCCCATGTCGCTTGCCACTGGTGTAGGAAGGAGCTTTGCCACTGCCATGTCTTCTAGACCTAGGCTGTGGTCTGTCTTGCCTTTCTTCGGATTTCTTCTCCCTCGCTCGTTGATTTCCATGTCCTTGTGGGCTATGTCCATCGCATTGGGTGTGGGGAGAAGGTCTAGCGGAACAAATTCCGTCTTGCCCTTCTTGTTGCACTGTTTCAGCCCTTGGGTCTGAACGGTGGGCAATAATCCAGACTCGGTCTCTTCTGTGCGGTGCTCCGATGGCACAAGCTGGAATAACAATCGGTTGGACGGAATATCCTTCGGCTTCGAGGTCTGCACAGATTTTGTCGAGGGTGAATCGGCTTTCCTCTCGGTATAGGTGATTCTCTTCGAAAAGATAGTCTGTGCGTCCCATCTGAGTGACTTGGCAGGACTCCACCATCGTCTTGATTCCATTAACGTTTTCACCAACGACCCAAGTGGGGTGTATCTGCCGTATCGCTCGAAGCATCTGTGGCCAGAGGTAGCGGTTATCGTCCGCTCCCTTTCTTCTGCCAGCGAGGGAGAAAGGTTGGCAGGGGAATCCTCCTGTGAGAACATCGACTTTGCCGTGCCACTTTGTGAAGTCTGTTTTGGTAATGTCTTCATAACTTTCTGAATTAGGAAACCAGTAGTCGAGCACCTTGCGAGGAAACTCCTGTATCTCGCAATGGAAAAGGTTCTGCCATCCCATCATGGATGCAGCGACCTCTGCGCCACCGATTCCGCTGAATAAACTAGCGTGATTCATATCTGTTTACCTAAAATGGGGCTGTGGTGAATGCCATATTCTCATTTCCTTTGTATGGGATGCATTGGATAAAGTCACCTACGTGCCCGGTGCATAATAGCAAAGCGTTGTATTTGTATGGGGATTCATCTATACGTGTTCGTGCGAAGATTGCTGGTCTCCATTTATGTTCATCGCTGTTACGCACAAGAACCTTATCGAATATCTTGAATGATGTCTGCTCCTTATTCTTGTTATTCTGTTCCATATTATTTAGTTTAAATAGTTATTCACATGGAAGTTTCTCCTGATGCTGCACGTACCTTTTATATTTAAGGCAATACTTGCCATTGATGTAGTTGCGCCCATTTGGGCAGAGGAGGCACTTGCGAGCTGCATAGGTGCTCTTACTTCTTGAATCGCTCATAATAGTAGGTTACTATCTGATGCTCTGTAGGCTGGAAGCCATTACGAGAGGTGAGCGTATCGACTATCTCATCGTATGTACACTGTGGCATCTGAGAAATCAGATTCTCATCGTGGATGCCCTGTGAGATTTTACTGAGGCAGAGCCATCCAAGGACTAGCCAGATGGCAATGCAGAAGATAATCTTAATTGTTTTCATAACTTTATCGTTTTATATTGTTTGTAATGGTGGTCGGTTAGGGAGTCGAACCCTTGTGCCTATCTGCTTAGTTCTTTTTCGCAGAAATCATGGTGAACCTAGTAAAAAAGCATTTAAACAATCAATCGTTTGTTATGAACATCGCCCCCGATGGGCTAGGCTACATGCAAGATTGCAATGCCGACCGTGTAAAGAAAGGTGCCTGAGTGGATTTGTACTTATCAGATTTTTAATGATGAAGAACTGTTCTCGCAGGGATATTTGCCCAGACACCTTTTGAATGTTTCAACGATAAGTTTCGCTTCACAGCGAGCTTTTCTTGTTTGCAATGTTAGCTTATGTCTATTCTCTAAAAGTAAAATTACCTATGTGGGATGTAGATAGTCTTGAACTTTACAGGCACAGGCTTCCAGCTCGGACAGTCGGTATTCGTAGCGAGTAATCTTGCCGTTCTTGCCACGCCCGAAGACCTTGACCTTGCCTTCCTTCACCCATCGCTCTACATTGCGTCTGCCGAAGGTATCGAATGCCTTGGCTTGGGTGATGAATGGTCGCTTGCCTACAGCCTTGGAAATTTCTTCCTGGACTACATTGCGTATGGCTGATAGGAATGTGTCGAATGAGACCATCTTGTCAGCAAACTGGATTTGTACTGTTTGGTTCATGACTATTTTGTTTTATTTGATTCTTGTAACTGTGATGACTCCTTGCTCACGGTTGAGCTTGGTCTTGAACTTTCGGCTGTAGATGGCACCGAGGTCAGTGCAACTACTCTTGACCGATAGCATTCTCTTGATAGGGAAGTCGATGGCTTGACCTAACGCCAGTTCCCTAATCTGAGGTCTGAGTGGTAATGTTTCTTCTTTCATATTGATGATGAATTATTATTTAACTAGTTCGAAATCGTAAACGAAGACGAGAGGGTTGTTGCCCCAATGGAGGTGGAGCTTACAGCTGAGCATCTTATATGCTTCGATAGGAGTTCTGTACCACCATTTCTTCTCAAAACTATCATTTGTGGCATCGTATGAATAAGCATCGTCAATGCCTTCAATGTGGCTAAGGAAGATTCCCTCCTTCATGCAGTCTTCGGTTCTGATGGACTGTAGTCGCTCTACACGGATGTTGATAATCTTGATTTGGTGTGGCATCGTTTTTGCGGTGACGAACATTTTGTTGTTCCATCCTGGATGTTTGCATAGAATTGTCCTAATGGATGGTTCCATTGGTATGTCCTCATATCTTTGTGCGACTGCCAAGACTTCACCTATTTTATAATGTGACTTCGCCACAATCTCATTTCCATCGTTGATGGTGAGCTTGCCCTTGTCTTTTCCTTCCATGCAGAAACCGCAGTTGAAGTTTCGCCTGAAAGGTTCTTCGTAGGCGATTCTTCGGGTCTGGGTCTTGCGACCATTGAGAACTGCTTGGGTGAGACCGTACTGGTCATTGAACATTATCTTTTGCATTGTCTTGTTTCCTTTCTTTTGTTTCTATTTGAGGACTGAGTAAAGTTCCTTGGCATCTTTCAAGGCTTCATCGTATTCCTCCCAATGGATTCTTGATTTTGCAGCATACTTGAAGCAATACAACATGCCTTCCCACTCGTAGATAGATGCCTGGTATATCCAATTAAAGATTTCCTCGAAGGTGCTTTTTTCTGGCATTCCAATAATCTCATGAATCTTAGTTCTGAGCCAGAGTCTCTTCTGCTGCTTGGCAATCTCATCCTTCAACTTCTTTTCTTCACACAGAGAATGGAAGTGAGCTACTAAATTGTCATTTTCGTTCTTTTCCATTATTTGCCTCCTTTCTTTAATTTGATAGGAACAATATCTTTGAGGTATGCCCATTGAACTATTTCTTCGAATGTATAAAGTCCCCAATCGGTACGCCATCCATAAAACCCATCAGGTTCTTCTGTGATATGCCCGACATCATAAGAGGAATCTCCGAAGTCAATGATACAATCATCGTAGCTTTTGGGAAGGTCTTTTCCTTGGTGCCAGACTTTGGCTAGGTTGATGTATTCCTCATCGTCTCTACCCATTCTGACCGCTATTCCATGCCATATAGGTTGACCGTCATGTAGGTTTCCTTCACGGTCTTTCCATCCTGCTGTAAGCGCAGTGTGAAAAGGACAGACGAACAGCCTTAATGGTGCATCGTGAGATTTTTTGCTATCTTTCTTCATTTTTCTTCAATTTTATTTGGTACTTATTTATTTATTTACTAACTTTACGGTGCAAAGATAATCATTTTAGCTTGAAGATAATCAAACATGATTGATTATTTAAGAAGTAATAAGCTATATTGATTGATATTAACAATTAAAATTGATTGATATTATGAACAGAATTATTAATGTTGGTCTAGCTATTGAGCAAAGAATCAATGAGTTAGGTATTACTAAGTCGGAATTTGGGCGTAGAATCGGCATTCCCAATCAAAATGTCAATCGTGTTCTATCCAAGTCTTCAATCGACTCTGATAAGTTGGTTGAGATATGTAATGCTCTTGATTATGATTTCTTTAAGTTGTTTTCTTCTTCTGTAGAGGAAACCAAAACCTCATTGCTGAATATCTTAAAGTTAAAAGCTATTTTAAAAGAAAAAGGCATAGGGGAAATAAAACTTGCTTCTATGCTTGGTATATCTCGCTCGGAGGTAGAGGCTATAATGGGAGGAAATGATTTGACCCTTGGGCTGGTTGAGAGAATAGCGGAGGCTCTTGATGTGAAGCCAGTAGAGTTAATTAATGGTGCAACCTCTACAGCTGAGGCTCATAATGATTCTGATAGTTCTTTGTTAGAGTTAGAAAAACAGATTATAGAACTTAAGGCAGAGAACAAGGTGCTTAGAGAGCTTCAAGGCCTTCCAGCTAAGAAGGCTGTGGGTTAAAGTTGGTTTATTTAAATAAAAAGAATTATGAGCATTGATTTTTCAGATAAAGTTTCCGTGTTAGGATTTACCTTAGGAATGGAGTATAAAGATGTAATTTCAAAATTAGAGGATTTAGAATCTCCGTATTCCAAAGATATGGGACAAATATCAGGTGATATTACTTTCAAGATCCAGAATCCTATACAGGATCTTGGTATTCTTAAGTATTACTTGCAGTTTGAACTAGCTAAAGGAGAGAAAATAACAACACTTATGCTTTGTTCTTATGCAAAATCTGAGTCTGAATCAAAACAGGCATACGATGAACTTTCTATGGTTGCCTTTGATGCTTTAAAATATAAAAAGAGCCAAATCGTAGATGTTCCCAATGCGAGTGTTGATGAGGAAAGAATATTCTATATGACAGAGAACTATTTTTTGATGAAACGAAGAATGAAAGTATTTCCTTATTTAGTGTTTCTTTCTTTTTCTGATATTAATGAACTATCTAGATTTCATGATTAATTAAATTAATATGCAAGTATATGGGATTTTCTAGGGAAGAGTTCGAAAAGTACTCCAATAATGGCCCGGTGTATAATACAATAGGTGAAAGTATCACAAATGGCAAAGGCTCACAAAAGGACTTAGACAGAAAGTTGAGGCTATCAAAGAAGTTCTTTTGCTTTGGTCTAGTGACCTTCTGCATAGGTTTCTTGATGCTTGGCTTTGCAATAGGTAAGTTGTCTTCCTCTTCTAGTAATGCTGAGGCTGATGGCTTCCAAACTGAGGTAACAGTAGAAGGCAACGTATATGTATCAGATAGCCCTGGTTCCAAGCGATACCACAAGGACAGAAATTGCCCAGCTCTTAAGAGAACTACAGGCAAGATAACAAGAACAGATGAATCAAATGCCATCGACCAAGGAAAAACTTTGTGTGGATGGTGTGGAAAAGAAAAATAATTCGTAAATTTGCAAAAAAATAGGAGATATGAATATGGGAACATTGATTTTTTTAGCTATGGTAGGAATCCCTTGTGTGGCATTTCTGATATTTTGTGCAACGTCTAATGGAAAGAATTGGCTACGCCAAAATAATATGTTATAAGAAATATAGTATTAAAATAGGAGATTGATATATGGAGAATATTGGAATAGTAATTAGTATTTTGGTAGGATTGGTAACTTTGTTATCAATGCTTGTATGGTTTGGACGTTTCATCCAGCGTGTGAATGTACATGACAAGAAACTAGATGATTTATCTAAAGATGTGGAGGACTTGAAGTTGGATATGAACTCAGTTAAGACTTTGCTTATGGCGAAGTTTAAGGACTTCGAGGTGGTCTTTTCTGGAAAGCATTCGCCTAGAGCCTTGAATGAAACCGGCCAGAAAATATTTGATGATATGCACGGAAAAGAGTTTTTGGAAAAGAATAAGGCTTTGTTGTTTGCTTACGTTGACAAGAACAAGCCAAAAACTGCCTACGATGTTGAAGGCTTGTGCTATTTGGCTTGTCTTATGAATGTGAACAATGATGCCTTTATAGAGATAAAGAGCTTCCTCTACAATTATCCTACCATAACTTTGCCTGATGGCAAAGAACATGAGGTAACAATGGATGAGGCTTGTTCTGTACTTAGCCTTCCTTTGCGTGATATGTACTTAGAAGAGCATCCTGAGATTGTGAGATAA